CCAGCGAGGGCGATACCTCGTCTAGTCCGGGTCCGGTGCCGTATGACCGTTTTCAACAGGTAATAGCGCAGAAAAACGACTTTCAAACAAAGGCAAGCGAATACGAAGACCAGATTGCTCAACTCAGAAATTACATTGAGCATCAAAACCAGCAGGCTCAACAGGTCGTAGATCCGGTTGAGGCACTGCGAAAGGCATTGCAGCCAGAGCCAGAGCCCGAATATGTGGACCCACTTGAGCGAAAAACGCAAGAGCTGGAGAAGCAACTGTCGGAACTGTCTCAGTGGAAGGCGAATCAAGTTCATGAGGCAGAGACTGCTAGACTGCGTACACACTACCGGTCACTCGCAGATGCCGCGCTTGCGGACTATCCGAATGCAAGTAAGCATGAAATTGCAATGCACTTTTTTCAGAATCCGAATCTCACCGCATCTCAGGTGCGGGACATTGCTCGTCAATCGCACGAGCGAGAGACTTCGACCTGGAAAGGGCGGTTTGCTCCAGCGGCTCCGGCCCCTGGCACCAATAGCCCACCTGTTCTGCCACAAAGCGGAATGGGCGGCGTTGGCGAAAAGCAGCGTATTACTTCGATTGCCGACGCTAGAGAGGCGTTCCTTCAGCGCATGGGTATTGATTGAACTGCTGACGCCCGTGAATGGGCAGCGAGGAAATAAGAAATGGCAAGTATTGTAGAAAATACAGGAACCTCTCCAGCGAATGGCTTTTTAGAGGCACTCAAGGAGACTTACGAGGATGGAATTAAGGATCAGCTCAACCGAGACGTTGTGCTGTATGATGCGCTACAAACCGGCACCAAGAAAGTGAAACTTGAGGGCTCCAAGTTGGTTTTCTCTACCAAGCTTGGCCGAGCCTATGGTGCTCACGCTATTGCAGAGAATGGCACACTGCCTGATGCTGGGATTGCTACCCGTGCAAAGGGCGAGGTTTTGCCAAAGGATGTCTGGGGCCGAGCGCAGCTTACTAAGCGACTCATGGCAGTCTCTAAGACTGACCGTGGTGCGTTTGCTGATGCGCTTGCTGACAAAATGGACGACCTTCAGGAAGACCTTAAGTACGAGGTTGCTCGTGCGCTGGTCGGCAACAAAGTGACCACTAGCACGGAGACCGGTATTCTTGGTCTTATCGACGGAGCCCAGAGCAGTGTAACTCAGATTAAACTGAAAGAAAACTCAGGGAATGTTCAGCTTCGCCCTGGGATGCCCCTGGTTGTAGGCGACGACGGACAGCTAGGTGGTGGCACTCCAGAGAACACCTTTACCATCAAGAGCATTGACAGCACGACTCAGATTACAGTTGATGGCGCTGCTATCACTGTTCAGGATGGTGACTTTCTTGCTCGCGGTACCTCTGGGACCGTGAATGCATATAAAGAAGAGTTCACAGGAATAGCTCACATTGTTGATGACGTTGGAACACTGTATAACATTAACCCCTCTACTCATCCTCAGTGGGCTGCATATGTCGATGACAACAGCAGTGTAGCGCGTCCTTGGTCGCACGACTTGATGAACAAGGCGTTCCGAAGCATCAAAACTCAGTCTGGCAAGCGCCCTGACTACGTGACTGGTCACGATGCTCAGGTTGACGAGATTGCTAACACTCTTGTTAGCGATGTCCGATATGAGCCTTGCAAGTTCAAGGGTGGCTACGAGCGTTCGTTCCTAACCTGGAACAATGGTGAGCGCGACGTACCTATCGTTCCTGACGATATGTTCGAGCCTGGTCAACTTGTATTCCTTAGCATGGATTGCCTCGCAATGTGTGAGACTGTGCCTATGGGATTCGATGAGACGGACTCGCTGCTTCAGCGCATTTCCAATAGCGTTTCTTACGAAATTGTCTACGGAACCATCGGAAACATGGTCTGCTACCAGCGCAACGCCCACGGTGTGTTGGAAGACTTGCAATTCGACGAGACAAACTTCGCATTTGCTTCATAATTGAAGTAGTCTGGGGGCCGCTTGGCCCCTGGGCATTCAGTCAGTCTAGCGGCAGGGCTACAGGAGAGGTTCGACCCCTCTGATTGACTCCAGAAGATACAGCACCCTGGGAGGGGCAACTATGGGAATTCGTAATGACAATATTGAGCTTGGCTACCAGAGCCTATTCATACCAGCTACTTCATTTTCTGGCATAGGCCTGATTACTGGATCACAAGGCTCCGAACAAATCGTAGCAGCCGGAGCAAACAACAAGCCTCTGGATGCAGCAGGCAGCACTGGCTTAGTTGGTGTTCAGTTCGCTAATAATGGGGATCGGGTTCAGACGCTAGCGGCGTTGCCTACCTACATCGACACTAACTCTGATATTTATGTTCGCTGCTTTTGGTTTTCTACTGCAAACAGCGGTTCCTTCCAGCCGGTCGTCACTTATAAGCAAATCGGTAATTTTGATGCTGTGCCCGCAGAAACAGACTCTAAAACTGCGTTGAACATTGCTATACCTAGCGATAGCTGCAACACAAGCAGTCAATTTTATGCAACCAGCGCAGGCACAATTAGCGCAGGAAGCCTTGAGGACGCTGACGGTCAGTTTGATGCATTGTTGCTGCAAGTACAGGCGGCTGACTTTTCCGGGGCCGCTGATTTTAGTTTTCTTGGTCTTGAACTTTGGTTTATGCCGAAACTAACCCCAGGCGCACAGAAGTCCAAGGTTGCACTTCCTGCTAAGGTAGTAGTTGCTAGCTAATGGGTAACATAATCCTCGATACACGCGGTGACTTGCGGCCATCTCTCGACCAGGAGATGTATCGCAAGGTCACTGGCATCAACTGGAAGACATCGCACAGCCGTCGATTGCAACGACTTTGCGGCAATCCCAAGTTGGTCGTTGGTTATGACGGTGACGCCAAGGCGTGGGCAATTGCTCACGTCCAGTCCACCGTAGTAAAAGACGACTTTGGTTCGCGAGAGCGCACCCATATCGAGGAACTACCCAATATCTGGTCACACTGGCGGCGAGGGATTTTTGAAGACGTTGGGCCGGGGGAGCTTGATACTCCGCTGTGCATCAACGACCCTCGCTTGCCTACTTACATTCTTGCCTGTGACCGCACGCAAGGCGGTGCTCAGGCAGCAGCCGAGCTGAAGATGAAGCGTGAGAAAACTCGTGCTTTGGCTAGGGCTGCACTACGCAGGGAACGTCGCGCACTAGCGTATGACCTGCATGGTAAGGCTGTGGGCGCTGCGAACGCTCTGGGCATTTCTTATCACCGTCCAGTTTCGCAAAGGGTGTTTGCACGTGGGTGAGACGCGGGCTGACGTAAGAACTACTATCCGGGACTTGCTCGACGATCCACGCAAGGACTTTTTTAGTGATGCCGTAGTCAACCGTGCAATTACACGCGCCAACCAGATTGTGTACAACCTGCTGGCCAAACGCGACCCAAGCATATTTTCTACGGAAGGCTCGGTTACTTTGCCTGCCGATACCAAGTCAATAGACCTTAGCCAGTCTGCACCAGACGGTCTTGGTGTGGTGCCGATGGTCATACAGCGCGTTTGGGAGACGGATGAGAGCGGCGCAGTAGGCACTAATAACGAGCCGCAGGAAGTACTCCCTACATCCCAGACTGCCTTGGTTGATGCATACTGCAACGGGTCTGGATATCACAGCGCCCGTGGCTTGAGCCAGCTCTACTACTCGATGCGCGGCAAGTTCATGGATATAGCCCCGGTGCCCGATGACGAGCGGTATCTAAAGATACTGTACGTTCCTGCGAATCCCACTCCCCTGGCGGATGATGTTGAGGTTCTAAGCGGTACATTTCCGCACATGCATCAGTCTGTTGCTTACTGTGGTGCATACTTGCTGTTGTCAAAACAGGAAGGGCAAAACGCAGCCAGCATTACCCAGCTATGGAGTGCTGCACAGTCTGAGTTGATTTCATTTGGCAACTTTCAGCAAGCCCAGAGGAATAACCGAGTACGCAGCTACCGGAGAAAATAATGGCAAAGGCGAGGCCCCGGCACTTCCCCCCACCCTTGAAGGGCCTTGAGTGGCGCGATGCTTTTCAAGACACCGAGGGCGAAGCCATTACTGCTGACTGCATGCTCAATGTAGAGACTTCGTATGGCGAGCTGCGGGAGCGAGATGGGTTTAGCTTTATTGAAGAGTGCCCAGAGTATGCCCAGATACACGCAACAGACCATCCTCACGGCGGCAAGCTTCTGATCACTGTTGGCATGACCAGCGATGTAATGTTGACTGCCGAGGTGTTAAATCTTAGCACGGGCGTAAAGACAGTCACCAGCCTTTCTAGGCTTACAAACGAACAATGGTTTACTGGGTTTCGTTGCTCGTTTGTAGATGTGCGATTGCCGGGTGGCAATGATTTTGCTTTTGACTCAACGCTTATTGTGACCCCTTCATTTACTTATTGCATGAAGCTTGATGGAACATTTCGCCTTGCAATAATGGACACCCTGTCAAACGGTGGAGATTGCATCCGGCTAAATTCTTTGAACTTTGGTTATCACCTTACCGTGCCCAGAGGGCCAATAGCTGTCGAGCACGCAGACAAGATATTTTACATGGGGTGGTCTGCGGATACGCATTTTGTCTTTACCTCAACAGTAGAAGACCAGCAGTCGCTTATACCAGGGGTGGTGCTAAACAAAGATCGGGGAAGCTCTACGCTGGGTCCAGATTGGATTGTGTATAGCGATGAGTTTTCTCCGCTGGACATACAGGCGCACCACAATCTCAGGGTGGAAAACAGAGAAAAAATAACAGGCGCTGCAAGCTTTAAGGATGTGTTGGTTATATTTACCGATGTGTCTATGTACGTGCTGCTAGGTGCAACGGATGCTAATTTTCAGTTACGCAAGATTGACTCGGGAGTTGGGTGCGTTTCTCATTGGTCCATTGTTGAGGCTAATGGCGTGCTGTACTTTATGGCAAGAGATGGTGTGTATGCCTTTGATGGCTCTAAGGCGACCAAAGTTTCTGTAGGCATAGATCAATTTTGGTCCAGTGAGCCTCGCTCTGGTTTTGTCCCTGGCAGATTTGGGCCTTCCGCTCATGGCCTCGGATGGCCTTTTGTCGCAAGCCGCACAGCACTGGGGCATGTTAACTGTGTTCACTACTCTGAGCGCAGTCTGTTGCTGTGGTCACTGCCGTCAGACAGTCGCACCGCAACTAAGCTTCCAGTTACCCTAGTTCATGATTACAAGCATGGTGGTTTTTACTTTTGGTGCATGGAGGACTTCAGTGAAAGCTCTAGCACCATATCTGGAACCTGCATGTACGATGGCGTTAGCGTGGTGGATAAAAGCCAAGAAGACCTCTACACAACTGGGTTTACAAGGATAAATGGAGGGATACGAAAGTACGGCACTCAGACCGATAAGCCAACCGCCAATACCGAAATGGGTATACCTTTCATATGGACGACAGGGCGAATTGACAAGAACGTCATGGGTACGGCGAGAATACAGAGCGTAAGGTTTTCTGTAAGGGCTAGAGGCTCAACCTATTCAAGTTTTCAAGACGTGTTTTGGGCGGTTTACGATTCCACCACTCAGCATCAGACAGACCTGGCTGAGTCTTTCAACAATCTACCGATGTACCCGCCTGAGCTCTTGGATGATACCACTATGACATCAACGGCCTCACCGCTTTTGGGAACAGGGGCTTTGGGGTCTATGCTTCTAGGGTCTCTTGAGTACTTTAAATCCAAAGGAGGCGGCTGTCGGTCTACGGATGGATCTCTAAGGGTTGCGCTGTGGAGCCCTGCCTCTGGAACCAAGGATGTGAATCTTAGGATGAACGCTTGGGCTTTTGAGATAGATCGAGGCGACACTCGATGACTTTGATGCCCAAGATAGGCTGGAATGAGACCTACCGAAATCTAGGCGCACTTTACTCTTTAGACGACCGCCTGAACATAAGGGACCGGATTATCACGCCGAGAGACTCGTTGCATTCTGCACTGCTGGACTCAAGCGTGGGCGGCAGCAATCCAGACGGAGTGCGTCTATATCTTGCGCCGGGAAAGTACTTTATACGAGGCGCAAGCCCCCTGACTATTGCAAAGGACCGGATAAATTTAATTGCTGCCGTTCCGGGGCAAACCTTTTTAGTTAGAGAAGCTGAAGACCCGTCAGTTGCTATGATTAAAGTTACTGGCGCTGAGTGTTCGCTAAGGGGCCTGGTTATAGAGGACAATGTGTCTGCGTCAGGCACAAGCCGAACAAGCAGCGGCATAGAGATTGCTGCTGATAAGGTAGTTGTCGAAGACTGTTATGTTCACACCGCATATTTTGGAATAAAGGCCAAGGACTGCAACTGGCCTGTTATACGAAACAACAGAATAAGGTCAACTGCTGGCGGATTCCCAATACATCTTGAAGGCACTGGGGCTTATGCCCAGGTCACTAATAATAGAATAGAGGATGCGTCATTTAGCTCTCCGAATGCTACTATCTATGCGGACGATAATTGGCAGAAAAGTAGCTTCGTTGGAAACGTCACAGCTAGCTCTGATGTAATCTCTTACAAAACTGGACTAAACAACGTAAACGCGGGAAATGTAGGAACGGTCACAGTAAGGCCATGAGGTAAGCAGATGCCGAGCATAACATTTGATGACTTTAGCGATGGTGAGGTTCTTACTGCGACAAAGCTTAACACGCAGTTTGAAAAAGTTGAGACGCTAATTAATACCGATCTTCTGGACAACTCTAACCTAGAGAACCCAGACTTTTTTATTAGTTACCCGTTTTACATTGCAAGCGTGTCCTCTACTACGCTTAGGCCAAAGATTAGGTTTCCTGTATCTGCGACGTATACATATGTTGACCTTAGCTTTGTGGCTCACACGGTATCCGCTGGCTCTACCTTTCAGGTAGACCTGCTAGATAATAGCGGTTCATCGGTATTGTCCTCAGTGCTTCAACTTACATCTGCCGGAAACACCCACACCCAAAGCTTCTCTCCTGCTTTGTCAGCCCTCGGTGGGGAAATTAATACAATACAAATCAGCAGGACAGCCGG